GAGTTGGCAGAGCGCGGGGCAGCTATGGTCGAAGGGGTTAAGCGGGAGGCGTCCAAGCGTATCCTCGGCATCGCACCCGATTACAAGCAGCGTAATATGCTGGCCCGCTCGGTTGAGCTCCTGCGCATTGGCGAGACAAACCTGACGCAAGAACAACGCGATGAGGTACTCGCGATTGAGCTTATCTGGGAGACAATCCAGATGATCCGTGCGAGGTCGAATGCGATAGAGTCAATGCAGCCGATCCCGCCTGACTACACTGACGACAAGTACTGGACGTAGTCTATGCTAGGCTTCGCCCCACTCGCCTCTGCGCCATTGGCGGCGCTGCCAGCGGCAGAAGCGGCGGCGGGCGTCACAATTTCCGCGCCATCGGCGGCGGTATCAATTGCAGGCTTTGCGCCAGGTCTTGTCATCTCGGCGAGCATCAGCGTCCCAGCCGCCGCAACGGTCATCGCCCCGGAAGCGCCAAAGATCGCCGCAGGCTCGCGCGTCGCTGTTCCCGCTGCGTCGCTATTAATAGCCCCAGAAACGCCAGAGATCGTCGCAGGCTTGCGTGTCGCCGCTCCTGCGGCATCCCTATCAATAGCCGCGGCAGCGCCCGCTATGGCGGTTGGGAACGTCACTAAAGCGCCGGCTGCTGCTGTCGCTATAACGGCATCCGCACCAGCCTTGGTGGTCGATGCGCGCATTCACGTTCCGGCTGGCGCGATTGCAATTGCCGCCGCTGCTCCGCTGATCGCCATCAGTGCTGTTGTGGGCGTACCCGTTTCGGATATTGCGTTTGCCGCAGTCGCCCCGACTGCCCAGATCGATGGCCACGTTATCGCGCCGGCAGGCAACATTTCCATCGCCGCCGCGCCTCCGTCCATTGCCGCTAATGCGGTGGTCAGATCCGCGGTGGCCGATATCGCTGTGGCATCGCTCGCGCCGTCGATTATCACAGCCGTTCACATAGCCGTGCCAACGTCAGCGATTGAGGTTGCCGGCATTGCCCCGCTGATCAGCGTTGTCAGCAATCACGTTCGTCAGCAGATCCGCAAGCGTATGCAGGGCGTGATTAGCGACAATGTCAGTCTGGTTGATGGTCGCGTGTACACAAGTCGAGTGTACTCAATCAATGAATTATCATTGCCGGCGATCACGATCTCGTTTGTCAACGAGGTCAGCAGTCAGATCACTATTGGTCTGCGCACGTTAACTCGCAAGGTCGATATTATGATAGACGTATATGCTGCCCAGAACGCCGATCTGGATGACGTTCTGGACAACATATCGGTCCAGGTAGATGAGGCTATAGCAAGCAATTTCACACTTGATGGCCTCGCGAAGCAGTGCACATTGGCCAGCAGCGATTTCAGCTTCGAGGCCGGAACAGATAGTCCAATTGGCGTCGCCCGCCTGAGCTACGAGGCGATCTACGTTACTGGGATTGACGAGCCGAGGATTGCGCGATGAGCCATGTCCGGCAGCAGATCAGGGATGCGGTGCAAGCGCTGTTGACCGACGCGGTGACGGACGTTGATGACCGCGTATATATTAACCGCGTATATAATATTGCATCGACAAAGCTGCCATTGATCACGGTGTCGGCAGGCTCCGAAACGTCAAGTGTGGTGACGATGTCAACACTGACTGTTGATCGCTCGCTTGAGATCTTGGTTGATGTGTATGCTGACGCAACGTCGCTGCTGGACGACACCATCGACGATCTTTGCTCTGAGGTCGAGCAATTGATGGGCGACGACCAAACGCTCGGCGGCTTGACGAAAGAGTGCATCCTGATCAGCACGAACCTTAATTTGTCTGGCGATGCTGAGACACCGATTGGCGTCGCCCGGCTGAATTATCGGGTCAAGTACATCGCCGCAATTACAGACGTAGAGACGCCGCTCTAGCAATACTTGGCATCAAATTTCCTATATGTTATATGTGCGGGAATGGGCGTGCGCGTCCATTTGCTTGACCAATAGCTTGGAGTTGCAAAATGGCTACGCATACAGGTTCCGAAGGCACTGTTAAGATTGGCTCGACCGCTGTTGCGGAAATTCGTTCGTATACGCTGAATGAAAACGGCGACACCCTAGAAGACACGAGCATGGGGGATACCGCCCGCACATACAAACCAAGCCTGAAATCGTTCGATGGCAGCCTGGATGTTTTCTGGGTCGAAAGCGACGTTGGCGGTCAGGACGCCCTGACAGTTGAGGCCGAGATCACATTCTCAGTCTATCCAGAAGGATCGACGACCGGCGATGTCTACTACACCGGCAGCGCCATCGTTACGTCTCGCTCAATCACTGCGTCTTACGACGGCATGGTTGAGATGAGCATCGGCATCCAGGGCAATGGAGCCCTGACGTCGGCGACAGTGTCTTAATCATAGGTGATTAATGAGTGCTCTTGGTCAGCGGATTGCAGCGGCACGCGCGTCGAATGAGATGCGCGTGCTCGAAGTCCCAGAGTGGGGCGACGACAAAGGTCCGCTTAAACTTTACTATGGCCCGGTCACGGGGGCTGACATCAGCCGTGTGCAAAAGAGGTATAAAGACTTCTTGAGCAGCCCGACTACTGACTCAATGGTCGAGCTGATCGTCGTCAAGTGCAAAGACGCCGACGGCAACAATGCATTCGACTTGGAGGACAAGCCGATCCTGTTGCGCGAGCCAGTCAATGTCATCGGCAATGTATTTGCTTCGATCTTCGACGCTACTAGCGCCGAGGAACATGAAAAAAACTAAGGAACGATCCGCTTCGCTTTAATCTCATCGCGCTTGCGGATCGCCTGCACAAGACCATCGCCGAGATCGAAGAGATTTCGATTGATGAGTTGAACGAGTGGATCGCGTTCACTCGGATCGAACAGGAGCAGATGAAGAATGGCCGCAGGCATAAACATTAATATGGCGGTCGTCGCTAATGTTAGCGATGCCGTCCGCGGCCTTAACCGAGCGACAGATTCTGTAAAGAAGCTTGATCAAGCCGTTAAGCCGGCAAATGATAACCTTAGCCGCCTGGAAAGGTTGCTGCAAGGCAAGGGCGGCGGCAATCGCTTCTTCCGCAGCGGGCTACAGCAAACCGGGTATCAGGTTGGCGACTTCGCCGTTCAGGTCGCTAACGGCACGTCTGCGATGCAGGCTTTTGGCCAGCAGGCTCCGCAGCTTCTGCAAATCTTTGGTCCGATTGGCGCGATTGTTGGCGCAGCCGTTTCTGTCTTTGCGGCTGTCGCCGTTGTGTTTGAAAAGACCGGCGACGCTTCCAAGAAGGCGAAGGCAGGCATAGACCCTCTTGTTGAGGCAACAGATAAAATAAACCAATCTGCGATGGCCCTTGCGGAGACGTACAATGTAAACGTCCCCGAAAGTCTTAATGCCGCTAGGGAAAAATTTGGGGAATTGACTGCCGAAGTGGTCAAACTCCTTGAGACCCAGAGAAAATTAAAGCAAGAGAAGTTATTTGCGGACATTGCGGAGCAGGCGGAATTAATCAAAGTAAACACGCCGAAAGTAAAAGAATTTCTAGAAATACAGAGAAGAATTAATGAAATCCGGGCCAGGAACGTCGACAATAAGCAAATACGCAGGCCTGATTACCAAGCGATGGTTATCGCGCCTGCTAAACAAGAATTGAAAATACTGAACGCACAATTAGATAAATTAAAAGGGGCGCGAGGTGTAGCAGACGCTATCAAAAATGTCTCTAGCGCGCTAAAAGCTGGCAATCTAGACTCCGCCGCCGAGGCAATAAATAATCTCACTGATAAACTTGGCGAATTGGATGACGTAACGCTTGATCAACGTGTTAAACTAACAAACCTTGCCCAAGCCTTACTAATCGCGAAGAAAAGCATGGGGGAATTTGGCGGAAAGTCTGATGAAGCCGCGTCGTCAACCGGCAGATTAACTAAAGCCGCGAAGGATTTGCTAGCGCAACTTGAGCCGCTTGATACTACCAAAGGCACACTTGAGCCGTTGATTCGGCAATTCGATATCCAGGAGAAAATTAATCAACTCCTGCGGAAAGGTGTGTCTTACGAGAACGCCAAGAAAATAGCGGCCACTGAGACTGGCACTGCGCTTGAGACCGCGAAGGCCGCGTTTGAAGCGCAACTTGATGCTGCCAAAGCGATCACAGCAGAGTTAATAAGGCAAAATTTGCTGAAGCAATTTGAGCCGCTTGATACTACCAAAGGCACACTTGAGCCGTTGTTTCGGCAATTGGATATCCAAGAGAAAATCAATCAACTCCTGCGGGAAGGTGTGTCTCACGAGGAAGCCAAGAGAATAGCGGCTACTGGGGTTGGCACTCAGCTTGAGCGCGCGAGGGCCGCGGTCGAAGCGGAACTTGATGCTGCCAAAGCGATCACAGCAGAGTTAATAAAGCAAGAGGACATGGGCCGCATTAGAACCGGCAAAGTCCCCGTTCCCCAGGCTCGGCCTGAAAGTAGGCCGTTCTTGGCGGAAATCACCAAGGTGCAGCAGCAGATTGATGCTGCGCGGCTCTCCATGGATCTTATCAACACTGGTGGCTTCAGCCCTGAACTAGCGAAGCAAGCTGCGGAGCTAAAGGTTCAGGTCGGCTTGACTGGTGAGCAGATGTCGGTGCTGATCCCCAAGCTGCAAGAATTAGAGCAACTCAAAACGCCCGTGCAGAGTCTTCAAGAGGCGTTTAGGGAACTTGCCGACACCGTACTCGACAAAGTGTCGAACGCATTCGCAAACGCATTTACCGGCATCGTCAACGGCACAAAGAGCGTCTCGCAAGCGTTCAAAGAAATGGTTGGCTCGATCCTTGCC